TAAATAAGTCTTATCATCGTATAATATTACAATGTCATCGGCATATCGGTAGTAATACTTAAAATGCTTCGTTTCTTTCATCCAATGGTCAAAATACGCTAAATACAGGTTTGCGAAAAATTGAGATAAGTAATTTCCAATAGGAACTCCGGGAGCTGAGTCAATGATACCGTCAAGCAAGTTGAGCAATCGGCTATCTTTTATCTTCTTTCTGAGAATTGACTTTAATATTTCATGATCAATGTTCGGATAAAATTTTCTGACATCCATTTTAAGACAGTACTTTGTGTTTGAAACATCCTTTAAATCCCGTTTAATCGCCATTAAAACGGCATGTATCCCACGTCCTTTGATACAACTGTAGGTGTGTTGAATGAAAATACTTGTCCATATCGGTTCCATGATGTTCATAATCGCATGGTGCACTACCCTGTCGCAAAATGGAAGCCTGTAAATTTCACGTTCTTTCGGATCATAAATAGTAAATACGCTGTATTCAGAGGTCCGGTAAGTTTCTGCAACCAATTCATCATGCAGTTTATTCATATTCTTTTCCAAATGCTTGTCAAATAGCCTCACTCCATAAGTGGTAGCTTTCCCTTTTCTCGCTTTCTGGTATGCCAGTACTAAGTTTTCAGGGCTGCAAACCTGTTCGTATAAGTTTCCGTATCTTTTCATTTCTTTGCTTTTCGTTCGTGAACGTTCGCCCCGCAAAAGCGGGGCTACCAGTACACATTGAAAGTTGTTATTTTTTGCCCAGTGGCAAGGCCTTTGTCCTTGTATCTTTTTAGCATAGGTGAGAGGTGTTACCTGCATTCGCATTCGAGTTATCGTAATTCATATCGTTGAAAACGAAGCCCCTGGAAGACAACCTCACAAAGACAAACAGCCCATTTTTGTTTACTTCAGAATCATTCGACTGTATACCTCCGTAAACTGTCTTCCTGCATACTCAGCCATCTCTTCAGTAGGGAAGCAAAGGCGAGAGGCGTGACCCGCATCCGCATTCGAGTAATCGCAATACATAGCGCCGAAAACGAAGCCCCCGGAAGACATTCGGAACCAAGGATACCATTTGCGTTGATTACTATCGTTCCAGTCGGCTTTCCAACCTTGAACTAAAGCCTTAGTAATTGCAACGGCTTCATATACCGCTTTAAAATAATCCTTCATTTCTTCAGGTACTTCGTTGAATTCAGGAGTTGCTGGAATTGCAGCTGCATTTAAAGCATCTTCTACAGTTTTGATACTTTCCATTGTCAATACTTGTTTTTCCATTGTGTGTAAAATTGTTTGTGCCTTACGGCGGTTATTTAATAAAATCAGAATATAATTGTAAGAATTGTTCCCCGGCATACTTGGCCAGTTCTGAACTTTTAAAGCAAAGGCGAGAGGCGTCACCCGCATCCGCAGTCGAGCTACCGCAACCCGCACCGTCGAAAACGAAGCCCCCGGAAGACATTTTAAACCATGGATAGTACTTGTATTGGTTACTATCATTCCAGTCGCATATCCAACCTTCATTAAGTGCCTTTGTTACCGTTTTTAATTTACGGTAATTGATTTCGTCGGTTGTAAATCCAAGGTTTTTAAGTTCCTGTTCATTTAGTGGTGTTTCTCCCAGTTCTGAACATGCGTCTGCATATGTCTTTATGCGATCGGTAATTTTACCCGAGAAAAACGCTTTCCCAAATGTATCTTCAAGCGTTGACTTGAATTCCGGCATAGTGTTATACAGTTTCCGGGCATTGTTCTTTGAAATTTTAATTACTTCTAATGTTTCCATATTGAATTTTATGTTTGAATTATTTAATCCTTTTTAGTTTCTTCAGGTGCTTTGAATGGAAATACATCCATAATATCTGTCTCTGTAATTGCGATAACCCGATAGTCGGCCATAGAACCCTTCATTCCTGCATGTAAACCGTCCCAGGCTTCTTTGACGTCATTAGCCTGGACAAACATGGCAGTTGGCGTTCTTTTCTCAATTCCTTTCTCTTCATCCAATGAAATGAAGTTCACCCGGCAACGATACCATTTGTCACCATTAGAATTTGTAAACAATTCATTGATTCGTGCCCTTTTTACCTTTGATACGATAAATTCACCGCTTATGAACGGCTTCATTTCTTCGTTAATCCTGGCCTCAGCTTCAGTGAATGAAAGGGCATCCACCAGGTAGTTTTCATTTACCTTTACGATTTTGCCCTCCTCGGCTGTTTTCTCGTACTTAATTCCTGTAATAAACCAATTTAACATGTGTGTGTTGTTTTATGTGTGAGACGCTCTGTGTGCGTCTCATACGGGTTGTTTTTATATATTACTAAAATTCAATTCTACTGCCTGATACTTTCCGTCGGTATCCTTTTCCCAGATCCGGAAGTATGTTTTAGAGTCCGGCCTACGGATTGCCTTTTCAATCAATTCAGCTGCCTCCGTAAATAGGGGATGATTCACCCGGCTTTTATATTTCAATAATCCCAAAACTTTTTTAGCATCTAACTTACCATGTGAGGTTGAAAAGGCTTCCTGAACGAGGTCTTTTACAAAATCATAAGTGCTTTGAACTGTTACATCAAGGAACTCGTTAAGTTTAACCTGGGCGGCTATAATTTCAAGCTCATTAAACTTAACCGGTTCTGAAATTGATACTTCAACTTTAATGCTACGATCAAAATTATACCAGGTGAAATTTCCTTTTGCGCTTGATTTTACATTATTTTCAAGCATAAAAGCGGAATATACTTCCTCACAAATTGCTTTTATACGGTTTTTAAAGTCATTTAATCCGGAACTAATTCCTTTTGCTTCTGTTAGCAGGGAGTAAGATTTGATCTCCATTAATCGCTCTGCTTTTGTGATACGTTTATAAGGCACTTCCATCTTGGCCTCATCTACCCACTTTTCTTGTTTACCTGTTTGTTTCATACTAGTTCTATTATTTAATTATTTATTTCGATAAAAATTCTGTCCGGACAAGAACACCGTAAACCAGTTAAACCGGCTGGAATATGACATTCCGAATGAAGCATATTAGTTTCGGGTCGACAAAATGTACATCCGTGACAATTAGCCATTTTATTTGTCGGTTCAATTACTTTATAAGTATGTTCATCGTGTGTGAACTGTTCGCCAATGTTGTGATCAATTTTAGCCATAAGTTTTTAATTTGTTATTTTAGATTTAAAGAGTTTATTTGAATTAATTCATAGAAGCCATTGCCTTAATATCTTCAACAATCAGTTGTTTTGCAATGATTGCATCATTCTTACTTTTCTTAAATTGGTTGTATATGCCTTGTAACCGCTTTTTAGAGATAGTATTAAAATCATCTATCTTTGTAGCCACACATACAATACCTTCAGCATATTCGTCGCTGTAATTTGCTCCAAGTACACGTCCGTAAGCTTTTACACAGGTTCGAACCCAATCGCGCCACTTTTCAAGATCTGCCTTTTCAGGATCTACCATGTGATTAAGAAAATCACAAACCTGTTCAAGTTGATCAACTGTCATATCTTTAGAACTGGATACTTTCCAATTGGATAACAGGACTAATTTGTCCTCATCACTTATCTTTGCATCGCGTACAAGCACGTGATACTTTTTAATCAGTACATTTTTACGTTTGTCTGTTACAATTACTGTTTTCATTTTTCCGTTGTGTTATTGGTCAAAAATTAATAATAAATTAAAACTTTAATCCCCAATGCGCTTTGGCAAATTCATCACTAATAACTATTTCTCCTCCTCCACCATATCGGGAGGTTGTAAAGGCTTTGAAACCCTCAATCCGGAATGTTACATTGGCATCCCGCCATATACGCTTTGCCGTGTTACCTTCAGGTAATTTTCCTTCTACATGTGAGACATAAATAAAGAGTTTATGAGGAAACGTCTCTTTCAGTCGTTTGTAGTCCGAAAATTTTAACTCCATAAACTGAACTGAGTCGATTACCACCACATCAGGTGATTTGTGTTTATTCAACCTTTCGATCAGATCATCTATTTCCTCTTTTTCAAGAAGGATAAGCTTATTGCCCACCTCCAACATATTTACCCGTGCCATTGCCATTTTAATCGTTAAACTCAACCCTTCCTCAACAGAGTTATAAGCCGCTCTTTTAAAATCTGTCAGATATTTTACCAACATCATGGCAAAACTTGTTTTTCCATTCTTTGGTGGTCCATAAATAAACCAAGTCCCGGTAAGTTCTGGT